ACACTAAAGAAGAAGCCGTTAAAGAGGTGATAATAGCACGACTAAGGCAGCCTGGCATGTTAATTGACGCAACAAATAAAATTCATAAATCCAGAAAGTATAATGCAGAAACTGGCAAAGTTGATGACATTTTAAAAATGAAACTTGAAAATGGAGTTTGGACTTACGATGAAAAACAAGATAAATATTTTACTGAAAATAGAGTTGAGTTAAAAGGCTATACGCCGCTTTACGTGTTTACATCTCCAGCAAAGGCGAAGTGGTTAATGAATTGGTTTAGGCTCGATGAAGATGCTGAAGAAATTGAAAAGTGCATTTATAGCGAAACCGATTATTATCGAAAAAGAAAAGGAGACCAACTGGTTATAATTAGCTCAACCTATCATAACAAACAGAACCTAAGCCCTGGTTATATTGACCGCTTATTAAATGATTTGGCGGGCAACCCTGGGCGTGTCAAAATGCTGATATATGGCTCTCCCTTTGGTAAGACGGGGGGCGAATATTACAATGCCTACTCTAGGCTTGTACACATAAAAAAATTTGATATTTGGGAAGATGAAGCTGTGCATCTATCATTTGACTTCAATGTTGTGCCGTACATGACATGTCTATGTTTTCAAATAAAATTTAATAATGAAAAAAAAAGGTTCTTAGTAAGGTGCTTCGATGAGTTTTGCTTACCAAATCCTGATAATAGCACGCCAGCTTTATGCCGAGCCATAATAAAAAAATACGAGCACATTTTTAAAAAGGGGTCAGTTTATTTTTATGGAGATTATAATGGCAAGTCTAGGCAAACAATGAGTGAAGAGTATAGAAATCAATATTCAGTAATTGAGGAAGCCCTTAAAAGATACTTAAACAACAACAGCGATAGAGTGATAGTTAACCCAATGAACATTATACGCCGAGATTTTATGAATAAAATATTTATGGGCGGCTTTCCTATCGATTTTGAAATTCACGAAAGATGTAAGGAGTTTCGTGGAGACTGCGAGTTTGTTAAAGAAGATGTTAACGGTGGCAAATTAAAAACTAGAATAACCGTTGATGGTGTTAACTTTGAAGAGCATGGACATACGAGCGACTCCGCTGAATATTTTTTTTGTAGCGCGTTTAATAATTTGCTAAATTTACCTAGATAAATAAAACCAAAATGGCAACAACATTAGAGCAAGGCTCACAGATATTATTTGAAACTATTGATAAAAATTTAAGGCACCAAGATTATGTTCGCGTTAATAAAATAGCCGAAGATTATACAACTTATGCAACGGGTGTAGGCATTGAAAAGAAATTAAAAAGATTTAACGGTCGAGAAAATGAAACCGATTTTAAGCAACGTGTTCAATTGACCATAACTAACGTTGTTGATATATTTAGCAGGTGTGTTAAGCCTCTTTACAAAGTTGGGCGAACAACCGCAAATATTAAAATGGATTGGCTAGATGCTGACTCGGCTAAAACATCTGCAAATAAAAATAAATTAATTGATGCGGGAAAATACTTTTGGGGAAAAAAAGATGTGGCGAGTTACGTTGGTCAAAGAATGGCTGACTTAGACTCAACCGACCCAAACGCCTTTATGGTGGTTGAGTTTGAGGGAGATGTCGACCCAACTAAACCAAGCTCTAAAGCAAAGCCTTACCCATTTGAGGTGAACTCTAAAGAAGCGATTGATTATAAATATGTAAATCAAAAATTAAAATACCTTACCGTTTTAAATCAAGATAAAATGGTGGATGGAAAAAATATTTTCACTGTTGCTGAAAAATATTATATGTATTTGGATAATGAAACTATAACGGCAACTCAGATACACTTTGACAATGTTGTTAAATATACAGTTGAGAAAAACCTAACTACTTTAAATAATTTTAACCAGTTGTTATCTTCAACTGCATCAAAAAATAAAATAAAATATTTGTATTTTACTTCAGAGGAAGACCCGAAATCAAAAAGATATTTTATAGTTGAGGTTTTTGAACACAAAATTGGGTTTTGTCCAGCCATTAGATTTGGAAGCGTCTACGATATTACCACTAGAAATAGGACTTGTATACCCTTGGTACATCCAGCGCAATGTTACTTTGAGAAATCAATCAAAGCCATGTCTGAATTTGATTTAACAAATTGTTTGCACACGTTCCCACAAAAGATAGTCTATTCAGACCCATGCGCAGGCGAGGCTTACGAGGGTGGTCATTTACCTTGCCAAAATGGAACGCGGCTTGACGGCGTAACTTGCGGAGCTTGTAAAGGCACAGGTTTTAAAGGGCATACAGGTGCTCAAGATGTTATACAGGTTAGAATGCCAAAGGATATAAGCAACATGTTTCCACTCGAAAACCTTATAGCTTATAAGTCGCCACCCCTAGACCTTTTAGAGTTTCAAAAAAAGTTTGGGTTTTATGAATTAGGTAGCTTAGCAAATAGAGCTGTGTATAACTCTGACGCATTCATACAACAAGGTGTTAATGCGCCGCAAACAGCAACTGGGGAGCGTATAGATTTGGATTCCGTTTATGATACACTTATGCCATTTTCAGATAGCTCCAGCGAGATGTACGAACACATCTACATGTGCATAGCTTCTTTAATTGACATCCGCACTAATTTTGTTATCGACCATAAATACCCAACCGATTTTAAAATGGAGTCGTTTAATGCACTTTTAGAACAGTTACAAAAGGCTAATTTAAACGGCGTTCCGAGCTATATAAGAAAAGCGATAAATAAAAAACTTACAAATAAAATTTACATTGACGATCCGAATGAGATAATTAGAATCGAAACTAAAAGTAAATATTTCCCTTTCGATGGGAAAACTGATAATGAAATAAACTTTATTTTTGCAAACGATTTGACCACTCATTATAATAAAACTTTTTATGCTCATTTTGATTTAATATTTTCTGAAATTGAATATGAACAAGGTTTAAAGGGGCTTAACTTTTACAACATTGTGGAGGCGCAACAAAGAGTTTTGATTGATGAAAAAATAAAAGAAATTATTTTAAAAATCTCAGATGAAAGCTCGGAAAACACCGCGGTACCTTTTGGCGAACAAAATGCTTTAAGTGCTAGTGTTGGCGAAGATAACGCTTTAAGTGCTAGTGTTGGCAAAGATAACGCTTTAAGATCTAGTGTTGGCGGCTTAACTGGTATGATTGAAATTGCAAAAGCAGTAGCAAGTGGGCTTTATGATTTAGACGCAGCTGTTGCTCTTGTTAGTGATAGATTTGGAATTTCCGAAGAGCAGGCAAGGACGCAGTTAGGAACACCAACTATATCTGGTGATGCTGCCTTAGAAAAGGTTACAAAATTAGTTTAAAATGGCTAAGAAAAATAAATTAAGAGAGCTATCTGATTTACAAGACGAATACTTGACTAAGCGCGAGGATCTACTTTCTAAAAAAGTAGATGGCTTGTCGTTAACTTTGTTTGATAAAGTGTATAAAAATTATTTAATTAATTTAGAAAAAGAAAATGGCGTAATTTTAAATAATAAAAAAAACATTGACATTGTTAAAGGGCTCGACGCTATCTATAAAAGTTTTTTAAAAAATGAAAATTCAAAAGTTGTAAAAGGTTTGGTAATTGATTTAACTAAAATTGTAGATAACAACGAAAAATATTTTGATGCTTTAACAAACAAAAACAAAAGTTTGAACACCAAAAAAGTTAAAGAAGTAATCAGCAAAAGGCTCGGTTTAGAAAAAAATGGTAAGCCAATTAAAAATGGTTTCGTTGATAAATTTTTAAAAGATGAAACTCTAATAAAACAAATAAAAAAGCAAACATTAAAAGCTATCACTAATGGAACGGGGTTTGAGGATTTTCGCAAAGAATTAAAGGTTTCAATTCAAGGTAGCCCCGACGTTAAGCAATCTGGGGGGTTGCAACAATATTATAGAAACTATGCGTATGACACGCTTATAAAAGTAGATAGAGCAACGGCTGAGGAGTATGCAAAAGATTTAGGGTTACGTTATTTTTTTTATACAGGTGGCATCATTGATACTACTCGCCCTTTCTGTGATAAGTGTAACGGGATGATAATTGATTCTAATGAGTTCAAAAATTTATCATACGAAGAAATAAAGCCTTCACTAAGAAGTGGCTTACCAGATGGTAATAATGAAACTTGGAACCCATTAGAAGACTTAGGGGGCTATGGTTGTAGGCACAGAAAAAGATTTGTTTTAGATTCGGTTGCCGAATTATCAAAATCAAAAATCTTAGACATCAACATTTTAAAATCTTAAATAATTTTATTTCGTAACTTGCTGAACACCAATGGGTGTTATAGTTAATGTACCACATTAACTAGGTTATTGTACTACATAATGAAATGGCTTTTAAAAATCGTAATTTTAGCAAATCTGAAACCCACTGCTGTATTGGGTTACAGCGATTGTTAATAACTCGTAATTACTTTTTTGAGGGGTTAAAAATTATCTTTTTTAAAAAAATAAAACATCAAAAAAAAACATTAACTCGATTATTGTATTCAATTACTAAGTTATTGAGTACAATAACCTAGTAATTGTGGTACGTTAATCCATATAGTATAGTATATTATATATATTTAATATACATTAAATATTTTGAGAGAGAGAAAACGAAATTTGCAAATAATAAAAAAAAAATTGTACTTTGTTTTGAAAATAAAATTTAACCTTAAAAACTAAAAAATAAAATGAGTTTAACTTATGATGTTTGGGCAACAAAAGATGGCATGAAACGGCGGTTCACGCAGAGTTGTTGGGACTTAGTCGGTCCAAATAAAAACGGCTGGACACTTATGGAAGATAGTGTAATTTCAAATGTTTTAGACTCGGTTGAAAAACCTTCGACTGGTCAAAAAACAATTTTAAATTCAAACATGGAAAACATTTTAATTGAAAAACCAATTTTAAATCCAAACATTGAAAATATTTTAATTGAAAAAAAAACAAACGCTGATGCTGAAATTTTTATTAAAGCCGCTGAAGGCTTAAAGCGTGGCGATATAAAAGATTTTTTCGATAAGCAAACACCAGCGGTTGTTTACAAAAACAATTCAAATGCAAAAGATCTAATCACACATCTTGGTGAATTTTTAAATTTTGATATTGTTGAACTACAAAAAAACTTCAGCTAATGATTATTAAAAATAAAGAAACTAAAAAAGATTACCCAATCACAAAAGAAAACTGGGATGAGCTTGGTAAGCATCAAAAATTATTTATCATAGTTGAAAATTCAGATGAGAATATTGAAAAAGTTATATTGATGGATAACGTGTTACCGAGCAACGGAAACAAAATAGTTTCCGAAAATAAAATAGTGCAAATAAACAAAACAAATAAAAAATAAAAATGAAAGAATTTATAACTGCGTTGTTGACTAAAACGTTAAATTTGTCAGCTGAAAAAGTTGCTTCGCTTTTTAATGAAGATGGTTCAGAACTATTACCGAATGCCTTAAACGAAATTCTTGCATTGAACTCAACCCACGTAAATGCTTTAAAAACTGAAAATCAAACTTACTTTGATAATGGTTATAAAAAAGCGCAAAGCGAAGTTTTAGTTAGCAAAGAAAAAGAAGTAAAAGAAAAATTTGGATTTAATTCAGACAAAAAAGGATTAGAACTTATCGAAGAAATCATAATTTCAGAAGCTGGCAAAAAAGTTAATTTACAAGGCGATAACGTAAAGCTACACCCTGAGTTTGTAAAATTGCAGGATGAATTAAACGCTAAGATTAAAACGACAGAAACTGATTGGCAATCGAAATTTGATAACAGAGAAAAAGATATTGTTAAAGAAAAAAATCTTACTAACATTTCTAAAAAAGCAGACACATTACTTGCTCAGTATGGATTACCAGAGGATGCTAATTTAAGCGCAAATCAAAAAATATTATTGAAATTTGAATTGGATAAATATAATTTTCAACCCAACGGAGATGATTTTATTATTAGCGATAATGAAGGCAAACCCGTTAACGATGAGCATGGTCATAGAATTACCGTAGACACTTTGATTCATAAAATAGCAAGCAAATACTGGCTTAAATTGGACGGAGAACAGCGAAGAGGTTCAGGCGCAAGTAACGATGTTAGCAAGGTAGATAAAGATGGAAAACCATTGACAATTAATCCTTACAAGAATAAAATTAATAACGAAGAAGATTTCATAAAAGCTTTGTCAGTTCCAGGTTTGAAAGCCGAGGATAGAATTTTGATTGACGCCGCGTATAGTGAAAATGATGTTAAATAAAAAAAATTAAAAACTTAAACGGTCTGGGAAGGCTTAAAATATCTTAAAAAATGGCAGCATCACCAACAGCAGGTAATTTTACTTGCGCACAAATTTTAAAAATACAAATTGCAGCGGATAAAATCGCTTTTAATAATCAAATAAGTCGTGATTACACGCCACGAGTAGGGGCTTTAACAGCTATACGCGCCGAACAAACAGCTCAAATAGCAGAGTTACAAGACCCTGCAAAAGATAACGTTGTAAAAATAATTTGGGCTGCTGATTGCAACGTAACATTATCTGCTTGCGCCGATGATTGTGTGATAGGTGGTCCAGAGCCTGAGTCTCAATGTCAAGAACATTCTTTAGACTTGTGTCAACAAGCTTCCTTTTCTATTAGTGAGAAAAAATTTAGAACAATCCAAGGCACGCGCGAAGAATATGTTGCGGTGTCAATGATACGTGCTATGAAGGAGTTAGATGAGTATTTAGCAAAATCATTAGTTTCAAAGTTAAATGTTTTTGCTGGTAAAAATCAATTCTTAGGCGGTATTGGAGATCCTGATAATAATGGCTTGACATACATCGAGTCTAGTTATTGGACGCCCGATATTTACGGATATTTTTCTCAAGTTCAAACTATGAATGAATTTGGCGACGTTTTTATGTTGCACGGAAGCAATTTAGAAATGATGAGATGGCAAGCCGAGAAGAACAGTGTGAGCAACAATCTTGCTCCTCAGTTAGAAAAAATGAACTCGATAAAAAGTTATTGGGACATGTTCAATGTCGACACACAAAATGGCATCGAGAAAACATCTTACATGATTGGTAGAGGTGCTGTGGCTTTCTTTAGCAAAGCATACTATGGTACAGTGCCAACAAAGTATATGACTCAAGAACGTTACTCAGTTGAAAGTAAAGGTCTGCCAGGCGTATTTTATGATGTTGTTTATAACAACGTTTGTACGGCTAATGATATTAAGCACAACTGGACTTTTTACACAAAGGCTGGAATAGCTTTGAACCCTTTAGGTTGCAACAAAAACGTAACTGGCGTAATTAAATTTGTTTGTGGCACTAACGCTGGTTCTTAGGCAAATAAAAAATTAGGTTTTGAATTTAAGTCAGCCGTAAAAAGCTGACTTTTTTTAAAATTATATTACAATAAGTAATTTAAAATATTTTATAAAACATTAATTTTAAAAGATGGAATTACCATGCCTCGATAAAATA